ACCTTTCTCTGCGTTTGTGTAAACTGTTCTTACAACTTCTCTGTTGATTTCCGCAAGGATTTCAGCAGATAGAATGTTTGCAAGTTCAGTTTCAGCGTCTAAACCATGGATTGCTTTTAAGTCTTGAGCAAGTTCCATTGTGTATTCAGCTTTCAACGCTCTTGATTTAGCAGTAACAGTCGATTTCTCGATTGAGAATGCCATTTCAGCGAAAGCGTTTCCGTCTGCGTCACCCAATGCTTCAGCAGCTGCTGTAGTCATTGCTGTACCTGTTGTGTAAGTACCAGCAGATGGTGAGTCGTTTAGAGCACCTGGATTAGTGCCTGAGTTAGCAGTAGCTGAATAACCATCTACAGCTGAACCAGCAGCATTTCTTCCAGAGAAGTCTGTATCAGCTTCGTCAAACATAGCTTCGTTGCCAGATTGTGAAGTGTATCTACTTCTCATTGCAAAGATTAGTCCAGTTGGACCAGTCATTGGTTGTACGCCTGCGATATCGTAAGCGATAAGATTTGGCATTGCTCTTCTAACAAGTGAAATTAGGATTGGATCCCAATTTTGTACACCTGTAGCTGATGTTGCGTTTGTAGGCGCAGCTTCAGATAAGAATGCTGAATCTTCTTTAGCAGCTCTTTCTTGGTTTTCAAGAATAACTGATGTAACGGCTCGTCTGTAAGAATCCTTGATTTGTGGTAAATCTGGGTGTTCTAAAACAGGCTGCCATTTCTTCTCGTGTTGTTCGGATAAGTACATTTGTTTTTTCTCCCTTTGTCCGGTTATACTAAGATATTTTCATATCTTTTGTTTTGCTTATAGCGGCAGTGTAAGCAGCCATTGCTTTAGATAGGTCTTCGTTAGAAGTTCCATCTTCAGCCGCCACATCATCTAGTGAGTCTTTGACTTCTTCTTTAATTCCAAAGTATGATTCTTTAATAGTTTCAACTTTAGTTTTAAAAGAGTCTGCGTCTGACCATTCAATTTCTTCTACTAGCTTAGCAAATTTTTCTTTTGCTGTATCAGCAAGTCCGTTTGAAGCTTCTGACATGATTTCGTTTCTTGTCTTAACTGCATTGTCCTTGTTTAATTCAACATTTTTTTCAATTTGCTCATTGAGTTTCTTTTCTAAAGATTCAATTTTATTTGCTTGGTCTTCAAGCACATTGTATCTTTCATCTGGAACATCAATGTAGTGCTCTGCAAAAAGTTTTTTAAGACCTGTGATAAAGTCTTCAGCGATTTCACCTTTGATACCTCTTTCAAGAGCGATTTCGTTTTCTTTCATCCACTCTTCAACGACATATGCTAGGTAACTGTCAACTTTTTCTGTCAGTTCTTCTTTATGCTTTGCAACATCTTGCTCGTATGTTTCTTTAACATCTGCTTCCATTGATTCAGCAATCTCTTTTACTTTAGAGTTTACCGCTGATTCAAATACGGTTGCAGCTTTTTCCTTAAATTCTTCGGATAAGTCATCTTGTCCGGCGATTAAAGCGTTAACATGTTCTTGAGTCTCTTCTTTATTCATTTTGTAAGAAGCCTTCTTCATAGAATAACTTTCTTTCTCGTCTTTTTTATCAGACTTGACTTCAGTTTCTTCTTCTTTTGAATCGTCTTTCTTACCTTTATGCTTATTAAGAGCGTCAAGAGCAGCTTTCGGCATTTCGCCTTCCTTGATTTCTTCCGAACCTTCTTCAGTTTCAGCGTTTTCCAACTTAGTATTGTGACCAGTCAATGTTGGCATTGGGTCAGCAGCACCTTGTGATTTTTGTTGGGCATCGCCAGAAACCTGTTTTGATTTTTTAGTTGCGTCAGGATTGCTATCTGTTGGTTTAACAACAGCTGCGCCTAAGTCTTCAGCATCATTTTTCAGATGGTTCGGCTCAGCCGCTACAGCATTCTTTTTAGGAGCATCAGCTTGAGGATTTGACGCCTCTGCTACTGCTTCTTGCTCTAACGCCTCTAACTTTTTTTCTGTATCGGCCATTTGAGAAATCTCCTTTTTAAAAATAACTAGTTATTTTTCTCTAATTAATAGATATTTATAAGTTTAAAGTTTTCTAAGAAAATTAGCAAACACATTCGCCTTAGCTTCCGCTAATTTGATTGACTTTGCCTTTTCAATATATTCTTTATACTCTTCAATATCCTTTGCTTTTATTACTCCATTGTCCCATATCCACTCTTTACTCTCCATAATGCCTTCAACGAAAGCGTCTGGTGCTGAGGGGTCTGCTACAATGTCAGCGGCTGTAGCCAAGTAGAAGTCTTTTCCTACATAGTTACTACCGTTCTTTTGAACCAATGAACCCATACCTCTTGAAGATACTCCTAATTGAGCGCCTTCATCAATAAGACCTTTTACAATCTTACCGTAGGGAGTGTCCATGATTTTTGCTTCACCAATAAAATTTTTACCTTCCGCTTTTAAAGAGGTAATCATATGTGATACTCTCTCTAAGTTAACTGTTGGTCCGTCAGGATGTCCCAGCTCACCAAAGGCTCTTTTTTTATCAATAAATTCTTTTGTATATCTGTCTACTTCGGTAGATAGGATATTATTTTCATAAATTCTACCGTTTCTATTCTTAATATCCGATTGTAGAAAGACACCACGAATTTTGTAGTTCTTTTTACCATTGGTTTCTTCAACCAAGTATTCTGCGTCTTGTATTTCTTCTGATATTAGTTTCATTAATTCTCTCTCGTATTAACTATTTATATGTTTTTGTTACCTAAACTCTAAAATAATTGTATAATTGTCACCGTTAGCAAAGTTCTTTGTTGATAATAGAACATCACCAGTTGGTGTCGTTGCATTATTAGTAATTTCATTACCAGCTGTTCTTAAATCAAAATAACCATTACCACTCAATAACATAGCAGTTGCGTTAGTAACTCCGTCCCATATCAATTCAACAGCAGATTTGTTATTTGCTGTGTTAATTGAATACCATACTCTCGCAAGTTTTCTGTTACCATCTTCGGTCATAAAAGTGACCTCTGAGGCGTCAATTTTCTTTACTTGTGTTTCACCGGTACCATCTGAAAAGTTTGTCATCTTTGCGACAAATTTAACACCAGATGTATCAGCAATTGTTTGTGTTGTTACTATATCAGCCATTGCTAAATCCTTTTTCTTTATGACACTCTAATAACAAACTAAACTTATCTACATTACCGTCTGTTATCACCTGAATATCTCCTGTTCCTTTTATTTTTTCTTCTACAGGTTTAAGACCGTAGTTGTCTATGCCTGTCATTGTTAAACTCTTATCATCAAATTGCAATGTTACCGTGCCTGTGCCTTCTACTTCATAATATGCATTTGCAATTGATAATTCAGATTCGTTTGTAGAACCTTTTAAAGTATCTAACTCTACAAGTTTCTCGTTTTCATTACGAGCACCAGTAACCTTATTGATTACTTTGAAACCGTCATCTACTAGTTGTGTACTATTGATTGTCATAATAAGTTTTTGATAATTCGCCTCGTTCTACTGTAGTACCTACTTTTCTAGTTCTCATATAAACTTGTACTGTGCCACCAACATCTGGTTTAGTATATGTTCTAATACCATTAGCAACAACTGAATTAGCACCGTCAGCCGAATCAGGATATGTATTAGTAGTTGTAGCAGTATTTTCATACTCCCATATACTATCTGAGTTTGGTACAGTTACCCAAGCCATATCTATTCTCCTATTTCCTTGTCCATGTAATCATAGACAACATTTGTTTGTACATTATGTTTAAGAGCAACCTTATCTATGGTTGCCTCAACTTCTTTTACAACATCAACACTATCATAATCTACCTGACCAAAAAAGTCATTCACCACCTCTTTATGTTTAGGTGGCAATTGACTAAAAGTTTCTGTGTCAACTACATTTGGTTTAAGTAGTTGATTGAGTTTCATCATTTGCTGGCGCCTCTACTTCTAAAGCGATTTCATTACCATCTGTTCCCATCATAGTTCCAGTTTCCGGTGAGGGGTCTGTTACTGCTGGTTTTGGGTCACTAAATGGTTGTGCCTCAACATCTGAAAAGATTTTACCTGCAATATCAATTCTATGTTGGTCTAAACCATCTGCTACTTTAGCTCTTAAAGCGTCTTTAAAAGCTTCGCCTGCGTCTGCATTGTTTCCGACTGATAAGTCATCTACAAATTTCTTTACATGTTCACTCATTTTTTATCTCCTATAAGTTTCCACCAGAACCTGGAATATCTTCCGTAGGTGCTGATATAATGCCGTCATCAATTTCTTTTTTGATTTGAGTATTAATGTCTTCAATATCTCTATCAGATTGTTTAAGTATATTTTTTCTAACATACTCTACTGAATAATATTTACCAACATAATCTCTCACTTCGTTTGCTAATCTAATTCTTTCCAAAAGCATTTCACTTTCTTTAAGTTCAGCAAAGTGTCCATCTTGTAAGAAGTCATAAGCAATAAAATCTCTTAATGTATGCCAATCTTCCTCTGTGATAACAGCTTTTAGTATTAGTTGTGTTTTTAATATGTCATTAAATAACTCTGTAAACTTCTTTCTCAACCTTTGTACAAACTTTGTAAATTTAAGTTCATCTCTGGTAATCTCGGTACTTCTACCAAGATTGAAACCTTGACTTGCTTCTAATCTACTCGCTGGTACATTCAATGAACGATATAGTTTACTTCTAAAGTATTCAAGTATTCAATGTCCGTAATTTCACCCAAGTTTTGACCGCCTGGTAGTGTAGTAATATCTGTACCTCTACCGCCTTCTCTACTTGGTAACCAAAAGTCTTCTAACATAGACATATAGTTTCTGTCATCTCTGATTTCACCTGTTGAAGCGTCATAGACAAGTTTGTTTCTATATCTTGCCATCACATCTCTAAGGTATTGTTCAGCTTTTACTTTTGGTAGATTACCTACATCAATTTTGAATATTCTTCTTTCAGGCGCTCTTGCAATTCTGTAAATAACAGCAGCGTCTTCAATCATTCTCAATTGATTAACTGGCTTAATTGCCTTATGCATATAAGACAAGACCATATTTTTATTCTGGTCAATTAAACCTGATGGTACAAATGAAATTGTATCTGGTGCAATCTTAATACCACCAGATGTTGTACCGGCAATTCCCTTTTCATTGAATAAGTAATACTCTTCATACTCATCAATGATTGCTAGACCGTGAGGCATAGGACCGTCAGGTCTTTTCTTCCTTACTTCTCTAACTTTTTTGATTTTTCTAGGGTCAATGTATCTTAACTCTGTGATACCTTTTCTAGGTGATTCTCTATCAATAACTTTATGATAGTAAACTCTGCCATCAACATACCATCTTCTAAATATGTCGTGACCTTTTGTATTAAAGTTCATTAACCTTAATACTTCCTTAAACTCATCTTCTATCTTTCGTCTAACTTCTTTACCAAAAGGAACTTCATCCAACCTAAGTCTAATAGCATCCTTCAATTCATTAGCCACGATTGCTTCATTAACAATATCTTCAATTGCCATGTCACACTCGGGGTGTAATGCTATTTCTCTATATCTTCGGATTAGGTCTTGCTCTGTTTTAGCCGTACCTTCCTGGTCTAGGTACTGACCAAAATAACCACCAGCTGCGATAGTCTGTGTACCATCATCTGCCTGTGGTTGTGTAAAGCCTTGTTTTGGATCCGCCTTTTTAATTACTACTATTTATAATAGTTTTAAGAGGGTGGTTTTTAGGCCACCCTCAAAAATATTAAGTAGTAGTATTACTTTCAAAGTATTGGTACGCAAAAGTGACACCAAATTCTTCAATAGCGTCATTTGTTCCGTAGTCCAATTCAATAGCAGCAAGTTCAGTCGGGAATACACCTCTTAAAGTGTACGACTTAATTGTTGCTCCGTTTCTATCCAACTGGTCAACAAAAGCGTCAACTTGATAATCCGCTGGATTTGTCAAGCCTTCACCGTCTGTCGCATTATTGATACCATTTGACCATCTTTCAAACGCATTTCTTAGTTTGAAGTTTGTATCATTTAGTACAGTAATTGTCCAGTCTGCATATGTTCTATCGCCAGCAATCTTAATCTGTCTACCTCTGAAAGGTACCGTAAATGACGGAATTGTCATTGCCGGTAACTGAGTAGTTTTACATAAGAATGCTAGTTCTTCTATTTCGCCACCAACTTGTGCGTAACCAGGAAAAGGCATTGTAACCTTAAACTGATTGGCTCTAGCGCCACCACCTGCAAGTTTGGCTTTGAAGTCATTAATGTTTGCCATTTTTTATTTCTCCTCTTCCTTAACCTGCAACTTCATCAAAACTGACACCAGTTCTGGTTGCGATAAATTGTAAAGTAATGAAGTTAATGCTTCTAGCAGGTTTTACAAAAATCTCTGCTATGAATTCATTTCTATCAATTACTTCACCTGTGTTATTAGTTTCATCACACACTACTAAAAAGTCTGTGATACCTCGTCTACCTTGTACT